TTAGCTCAAATATCAGCGGCGCACCCGCTGCTTTGGCTTCAATAATGCAGGCATCCGGCTCCCAGTCGTCGTACATCTCCTTTGCCTTCGCTTTTAAGTCAGGAAACTCCACCTTTCCCTTCCACGCGTCCAGCAAAATGATGTTCACATCGCTCTCATCCTCGTCTTTGTGAAAGACACCCCATGTCGTACACGCGGAATAGTCACTCCGCTGGTTTTTCGTGTACGCCGTGTCCCAAGATTGGATGATAAATTCACACGCAGGCGCTCTTTCCCCCTCCCAGAGCTGCCACCAGTCCCTTTTTACCAGCGCACCCTCTTCTCCCGTGGGCTTTTGCTGGTACTGAGCGTTCCATTTATAAGGCGGAAGCTCCTCTTTCAGTGCCAGAAGTTCGTTTACCGGCCAAAATTCAGGCCAGAGGCTGTTCCCCGACGGCAAAATGGCAGGAAACTCCACCACTTCCCACTCGGTTGCGTCAGATTTCAGCACTCGGCCGGTCAAATCCTTGTCCGACCAGCGCGTCATCACCACCACAATTGCCCCACCCGGCTGTAAACGCTGCCGAGGACCAGATGTGTACCATTCATACACACTGTCAAAGACCGTCGGATCTCCTTGCGCCAGCCTCGCTTCCTGTTCCGAATGCGGGTCATCTATTATTAGTAGATCCGCACCCTTACCAGTGACCGTACCTCCAACCCCGATAGCGAAATAGTCTCCGCCGTGAGAGGTTGCCCACCGGCCAGCCGCTTTAGAGTCGGCTCGGAGTCCCACATTCGGGAAGATCTTGCCGTAGTGTTCGCTATCTACCAGGTTCCTGACCTTCCGGCCAAACCCCACCGCCAGTTCGGCCGTGTTCGACGTCTGTATCACCTTCTTCTCCGGGTTCCTGCCCAGATACCACGCCGGCAATAAGAAGGAGGCGAACTCCGACTTCGTATGTCGCGGCGGCATGTTGATGATCAGCCTCTTTAACTTCCCTTCCGCGATCTCTTCGAACTTCTTTGCCATGATGGCGTGATGTCTTCCGTGGATAAATCCCGGCCACATCTCTTTCACAAACGACATGAACTTGCCCTGCGCCCGTTCTCTGACGACCGCATCTCTGTACTGACCTACCTGCTCTAACAGCTTCTCCTGCTCCGCAGCCGGCAGCTTGCCTATCAGTTCACTCAAGTCCACGGACTATTCGCCCTCTCTCTCATTCCCGCTATAGACATCTCTTCCATTTTCACAGGCTTGTTCAGCCGCTTCTGTATCTTTGCCAACGTCGGATAAATACTCACCGGCCGGTAGTACCTTCTCCCAGCCTTCTCCGCCCGATAGACCTGATACAACAGCCGAAAGGCATCCAGCATCAACTCTTCGTCATACGTCATTCCAAATTCCTAAACTGTATATACACAGGACGAACACTCCGATACCCACCCTTCACTCTCTTCAACACCCCCAACTTCACCAGCCGCGCAATAATCTCACTCGTATTCCCCATCCCCGCTTTTCCCCGTATCCGACATATATCCCGGATAGACGGACCAAACCCATACCGCTTCCACCACTCATCTATTACCAAAAACACTTCCTTCTGCGCCGGCGTCATCCCTACCCCCAAACACTCCTCATACGTCCTCTCCCGACGACGCATCACCATTTCTCGATTGATCTGTATATCTGGCATGAATCTTGCATTGTTAACCGTTAACACTTCAAAATGACAACATTGCTTTTTTCACAAAAAATATCCCCCCCACCTATCTCGTTTCCGAAGGTGACGGGGGGTCTTCCGTAGGATCATCGTCGCTGGATTCTGGGTTGAAAATGGCTGGGTCGGAAATTTCTGTGGATTGTTCGAGTTCATTACTATGCATAGTGGCTGGCGGAGTCCCAGTTGCAAAAAGGGCATCCCCTGGTAGGGTAGGGCTATCACCTGGCGCGTTTTGATTGGCTACCCCTATCGATTTGCCAGCTATCTCGCCCAGCAATGCGTCTGCGTCAACGTCTTGCGCGTCACTGGTAATGACACTGCGTAATTGCGCCATGATCTGATCGCGTATCGCGCTCGAATCCTTGATATGCGTTACTTCTTTGCGATCTGTGAAGGCCGCCACTTCAGTAACGCTACCCAAAACCTTCGCCGCTGCTACTTTGGTCGCTGCTTTTGTATCTGGATCAATCAGCGTCTGGATAAGCGATTGAATTACTAATTGCCTCACTTGAGTAGCAGAAGCGTACGCCATTGCTTCATTTGCCAGTGTCAGCGCCTCTATCTGTAAGGCTATCTTAGGATGGCGCTTCAGTTTCAATGCCTCATGCGATTGCACTTGGGAACTCGCTTGCGTGTCATATGCTTGACGATACGCTGCTGCGCCAGTTTCCCCTGCTGCTATTGCCTCGGCAAACTTGCGCTGGCGTGTTGTTAGCGTACCCTTTGGCACTAATAACGCGCCTTCTATACCTTTTGCCTGTATAGCTGCTTTAACCTGTTTTCTGCTTGGTGCCTTCATAGGACTGCTGCTCGCTTTGCTCGCTGATCTGGCGCGAATGTACCAGAACAAATCAAGAAAATCTATCGCCAACCAGGTTTTCATAGCACTGCTATTGCTCATCGGTATGCAATACATACAATCAATTAGCGTATTGCATCCATCACTGGCAGCATCTAGAGGCGCGTAATTGCGCGTGTTTTTCTTTTGATAATGAGGATGATATGGAAATTACTGTTCGAATCGCTGGGCAATACGGATTACGTGTTGTTTACCCAGTCTGCGAAAAAGCGAAGCTGCTGGCGCGTCTGGCTGGCTTCAAAACCCTACCTAGTCATGCGCTGGAAACGATCAAGGCACTAGGTTACTCAATCAACGTACAACCTGAAACATTGTGAGGATGAACATGGAAAAAATACTGTTGAAATCAATGCTGGCTGGCTGGTTGATCCTGCTCGGCGCAGTCATTGCACTATTCGCTACTCATCAATTTCATGATGGCGCGTTAGTGCTGCTCATCCCGTTTACCCTTTTCGGCGCATGGCAAACCGCTTTAGAACTGCGCGATCTGGAGGCCGAAAATGACTGATTACTGCGGAAAAAATCGCCTCGATTGGATGGACACACTGGCGCAAGTGCTGCGTAGTCATCCATCTTTTGAACATACTTGGCACAACAGAGAGCAAAACCGCTATCCATTACATCCAGCGGTACGCGAATCTGTAATGCTAGTGCCGCCGACAGATTGGCACTTGTTAGTGCTGCAATGGCCACACGTTTCAATCAAAGATTCGGCGCGTCTGGCTTACACCCGAAACGTAGAACATGGTTTCGCAGATCGCCAGACTGTTACTGGCATTTCCAAATATATCGCCGAGCATTTCCCGCGATTGCAGTCACATTTGATCCGAGATATCTGCGCCAAATACGGAAACCATAGTTTTGCGATATCGCATGACATGGAGCAAATGCTGGCATGGCTGGCAGAATCGCCAACGTCTTGCATGGTACGTCGTAATTGGCAAGCCGGTAGCTGGCATCCATACCGCTGCTACGATCCGAAATTTGGCTGGGGCTTGGCAGTGCGCCTCGAAAACGGTCAAGTAATGGCACGTGCGCTGGTAAATGAGCAGAGTAAATCATTCATCCGATCATTCGGCGCAATCGAAAATAATCGTGGTCATTCTCAAAATGATAACGCGTTGAATAGCTGGCTAGAATCGCAAGGCTATACCTATGAAAATAGCTGGCATGGTCTGAAGCTGGCTTACGTCGAGCATCCCGATGGCGGATGGTCTGCGCCCTATATTGATGGCGATACTCAAAACGTCGATACGCGCAGCGGATATCTGCTGATTACCGATGATGGCGAATATAGCTGCACTAATACCGATGGTCATCTCGAAGATGACGAAGATTTGCGCCACTGCGAAGACTGCGACGATAGAGTGCGGATCGGTCGCGACGATTATATGTGGGCAGGTAGATACGAAGATCGTTTGGTCTGCGATAGCTGCGCTGGCGATTATTCAAGTGCTATCGGCGCGAATGGCAACCAGTACTATGAACATACTAGCGATTGCACTTATGTCGAATCGCGCGACACTTGGTACGTTGACAGATACCTGACCGAAAACGGGATTGTGTACTGCGAGGATACCGAAACGCACGAGCATCGGGATGATGCATTGTGGCTGGCACTGCGCGATGAATGGGTATCGTCAGATTGCACTTACGCGGTTTATTGCGAGGATGACGATCAACACCAGCACATTGATGATTGCGTGCTGCTGGATGATGGCACTTACACATTAAAAACAGATAACGAAAGCGAGGCCGCAGCATGATGATGCTAAACAAAACATTAGACCGCGCACTATCGGTCAAGCGACCGCATGATGCGCCAGCTACCGTAAAATTTTCTCGCTGGCTGGCTGACAATTTGCCGATCCATTTATCGGGCAGTTTTGATGCTTGCGGTAATTTGCACGTTGATGCTAGGGCAGACGATCAGAATCGCACGTTATTCGTCGCGCACGTTGACACAGTGCATCGGAAAAGCGGCAAAAACCGGATCAAGAAAACGCGCACACACTGGTATGCCGATGGCGATATGCTCGGGGCCGATGATGGTGCTGGCTGTGCCATGTTGATGCACTTGATCCATTCTGGTGTTGCCGCCTATTACATTTTCACTGTTGGCGAGGAAAAAGGCGGTATCGGCGCGACATGGCTGGCGAAGCATAAGCCAGACCTGCTGCGCCAATTTGATCGGGCGATAGCTTTTGATCGTCGCGGTATAGATTCGGTCATTACGCACCAATCCTATGGCCGCTGCTGCTCGGATGATTTCGGTAGCGCACTATGTAACGCACTGGGTGCCATTGATGACAATCTCATGCACTTGGCAGATGACACTGGCATTTATACAGATACCGCAGAGTTCACTGATTTGATCCCAGAATGCACCAATATAAGCATCGGGTATTCGAATGAGCATACGGTAAACGAATCGCTGAACATTGCGTATTTCAATTTGCTGGCTGCTGCTGCTGCGCGTATTAGCTGGGATGATCTGCCAGTGGTACGCGATCCGCGTGATCCCGATCCTGACGATTGGCGCAGCTATAAAGCCAGCTATCGCGGCAGCTATCACACTACTACCAGCTATTTGACTGACTATGATTCTCAGCGCGATTATCTGCACTCTGCGCTGGTAGATTTCCATTATGGGTACGCAAATGATCTGATCGATCTGATCGCTGAATACGCATATCCAGACGATCCGGCAGCAATGGCAAAGCATCTTAATCCGCGCAAGCTGGATTATCGGATGGCAGACGATCTGCTGTTGGATATCGAGATGGGTGATATATCGGTCGATGAGGCGCTGCTACTGCTCGCCGATGAAATGTACACAGAGTTGTGAGTAAAGCCAGCCAGTGCTGCCAGCAATGGCGCACTGGCTTTTTTGCGCCTCTACGATGGGCGATTAGCTGCGTCTGCCGCCAGGATAAGATGCAATTCTGACAATATCAGATGTTATCCTGACAATACAGATGTTATTTTGACAATGGCACAGCTCGTTTTTTGGTGGGGATGGGTAGAACTCAGACCACGACGGGAATGGGTGAGTCCAACAGGTGAGCCAGAACAGGTGAGTCAGGAAAGGGTGAGTCTATGAACTTTGATGTTGAAACAAAAGATGGCATGGCAAATGCCGTTAGGTGGACAGAGGCAATGTTCAGCCAGATCAATGACGGTGGGGTCTGGATGATTCCTCGCAGTGGCACAGTCGTAAGGGTGAGCCACAAAGATAAGACCGTCAGCATTACCGCTGGTATGTATCCAGAGAATAGCCTTCGCCGTGTTATCAAGGCGATGGGTTGGACAATCAAACAGGAGAAATAAATGAAAGACCTACGCGAAGAAGCCCAGCAGTTCGCACTTGGAATGTGGTTGGCCGATTATCCACACGATATGTCATACGAAGACATACTAGATCAACTGCACTCTGGCGAGTATGAAGAAGGTGAGGATATTGTGCTGTGGGAAGTTGTCGAAGACTTAGATGGTCGCACTGTTGCCGAGATGATTGATGACACTCGCTCATCTTTTGAGCAGCGCGTTGCAAAGATCATTACCAACCTATCTACGAAGGAAGGTTAGGCATGGACGCCATCAAAGATGAAAGCAAAAACATTACCTACGATTTTCAAGAGGGGCAAATTGTCGAACTGTTTCACGGCCGACCACAAGCAGCTTGGGATATCTTTTCTGTGCCCGATGACGTACTGCGAAAGGCTATTGCGTGGAATGATCCGAATGGGGATTTCGACGAACTAGAGCGAGTGCATATGCTGGAAATTTTTATTGCTGATTTTATTGTTCCAAGGGAGATTTAATCATGGATAACATCACACAAATTGAGATAGAAAACACTGGCGGCGGGTGCATGGTGGACATTATTACGCTATGGAATGGGCGAGTGATTGTCATCAGTGACGAATCTATCGGCGTGTACCCCAGCAAGGATGATTTTTATAACGATAACGAAGTGGGCGGCGACGAATCAAAATTGATCAGCGAATGCTGGTATGGAATACCAAAGCCAAAGCTAGAGCCAATGTTCTCGGCGTACTGGGGAGTTGGTTACGGCGAGCCAAAAGTAGAGAGCCACGCTCTTTCATGGTTTAACACTGACCGAGGATACACACCAGAAGATATGAAACAAATTCAAGAGATGGCGGTCGGCGAAGAAATTGATCTGACCGATTTTGTCGGGAACAAACACTTCATTGTGCGTACAAAATAGGAGATCAGAAGATGCTACACATAAACAAATCTGAAGAACTGTGCGCTTTGGCAGCGTACGTTGCGGACTATCTGACCGAAGAATTAAACCGATCGGGCATAGGTCACGGCATCAGTATGTTTGATATTCAAGACGCGCTGAATGCCTACATCGGCGGCGCAGCAGACCATCAGACGGTGCTATCCTGCGCTCATGACTAACCGCAAGATGTTCACCCTGTACCTGATCGAGAATGAAGACGGTCAGGTCAGGGTTATTTCTGACTACACCGGAAAGGGTGAGCGTTGCCTTGCGCTGGGCGTGGAGATCATAGAAGGGCTTGCCAGTATCCAGCCCTTCGTGCATGGCGATCTGACACTAGCCATGCCCCAGCACACCGATGCCGAGCATTGAATGAGTGAGGCTTTGACTCAAAGAGAACAACCCAAGACGGCGGTGGTAGTCGTTGGCATCTTCACCCTGCTGATCTGATATCCAGATCGGCCAGCCAATCTCTGCCGCTGCCGCCTGCCCTGTGCCGCTTATGTCATTGTCCACAATGGTAAGCCCAGGTTCTAACTCTGCCGCGACTCGGATCATGTTAGCCGCTGAGAAGCAAACGTGAATCGTGTATCGCCGCTTCAATTGTTTCATGGCCGCACGAATGGATAACGCAGTCGCATACCCTTCACACACAATGTTGATGCCCTTGTTGTCGAACGTAAAGGTAGCACCGCTTGTTCGCTGGCCGAACAGAAACTTCTTCGCGCCATCAGGCCATATCTGCTGCACTCCGACCAGTGACTTGCCCACCCGCATCGGGATTAGAAGAATGTCATCATTGCCAACCTTCAGCACGCTACCCTGTTCATCCTCAAACCCTTTCAGTTTAAGGTAAGGGTGAGTGCTGTAGCCAGATGCATTCAGCATCTTCACTGCCTTGTTCACCGCCTCAGACTGTGCCTTGCGGCGTTCTTGCTCGGCCTTCGCTTGGCCGATGATGATCGCCCTCATATCCATGGGCTGCGCTTCCGAGTCAGGCTTCCACAAAGATACGACGGTGCTGGTCGCATGGTTCTGCACGAATCCATGAGTCCCCATGTACTTGCAAGCGCCGTTCTTTTTGCGCGGGTGATCTTCTGTTGGGTAGCGTTTCCATTGGCCGATAGGTGGTAGGTCGTTGATGATGATCCCATGACTGCGGGCGAAGTCGATGAAGTCCATTAGTATCCCCTTGTCTGTTTGCGGAACTCGCGCAGTTTCTTATCGATGAATTTCATGGTCTTTTGTGACGGTGCTTCTGGCCTGTTGTCTGCCAGGTTGCGCGGCCACACGCCGAACATATCCTTGTAGGTATGAGCTGCTCTACCCTTGCTCCAGTTCTGATAACGCATGAGCCAGACCATCTGATTCCAGAAGTCCTGCTTGCTCTCGCGCGTCGCAGTGCCAGTAAGTTCTACCATCTCACCCTGCACGGCAATGACTTGGTTCTTCTTCTCCTTCACATGGCCGCAGTTGTAGCAGGTATCAGAGCCTCGAGGCCACAGCGCGTGACACTTCGGGCATTTACTATCCTCTTTGACCTTATCAGACGGTTCCTTCTTCGCCTTCTCTTTCCCCTCATCAAGTTCGTCGACACCCTGCTCGTAGACTTCTTCCCAGTCCTCACGAAACCGCAGGTAGTTGCCCGAATGATCCAACCACACAGCAAACTCTTTGCCTTCGCAGCCACGCATCACCCTGCCCATCTGTTGAATGTGTGATGACAGACTCTTCGAGAATGGCCGAGCCGAGATGCCGATAGCAACATCGGGCACGTCGAATCCCTTCGTCAATATGTCCGTTGCGATCAGACCTTGGATCTTGGTATCGGGCTTGCTGAAGTCCTCGATAACCTGCTTCTTCCACTCCTCGTCATCCTTGTAGCTGATGCAGATGAAGTTGTATCCCTCGGTCTGAAACTTCCTTGCAAGGTGTACGCCATGATCTACGCCCGATGCGAACACGATGGTCTTCATCGGCTTGCGAAATATCTCAAGCGTCTTCTCGATCCACTCTGACACAATGTCGCCGGTGATCTTCATGCCGCGAGTGCTAGCCTCCTGCTGCGACCACTCGCCTGCAACTTTCTTCGCGCCGGTCATGTCAATCTCTTTGGCGACAAACACCCTCAACGGCACAAGAATCTTTTGCTCGACAAGCTGCTTCGTGGTGACGGTGCTGACTACGTTGTCATAGACCTTGCCCAAGCCCTTTGTGAAGGGTGTCGCAGTCAATCCGATCACACGAACGTCAGGATTGTTCTTGATGAACTCCATCGTCTGCTCGCGCGTCTGATGCGCTTCATCCACGATCAAAAGATTCAATCCTGGGAACGTGCCGCGCTTCTCCAGCGTCTGCGCTGAACACACTTGGATCGGTTCGTACGGACGGTAACGCCAATGACCTGCCTGCATCACGCCGTGGTCGATCTTGTATTTCTCTAATCGCTTGGAGGTTTGATCGCACAGAACGATACGATCCAACAGCATGGCCGCTTTGTTGCCCTTGGCCTTGGTCGCGCGCATCAGCTCGATTGCCATCTCGGTTTTCCCTGCGCCTGTTGGAGCGTAGAGAATCTGTGCGCGTTTGCCCTTTGCAAATCCTTCACGCAGGGCGATTAAAGTCTGCTCCTGATAAGAGCGAAGATTGAGTGACATACATCCCCTTTACCTGCCAGCACTAGCCCGCTGGCTTGGGCTTAACCCCATTGGGTTGCCATTGCTTCTGCAATTCCTTCGTAAGTTTTACTTCTTAGTTTCCAACGATCAGCAGATGGAGTAAGTTTGTTTTGCCCACTGTCTGTTTGATTTCCCCATCGTTTCTTGCCGTTGATGATACGCGGTTTAATTATCTCTGTTGCTCTTAGCTGCGGCAAATTTTTCAACCACAAACAAGTCTTCTTGCTAGCGTCATGCCCGAACTCGTAAGGTGCAATGATCTGATCTGGCTTGCGTATGCGAGAGCTGATGACGCTCACCGGATTTTCTAGAGCAATCTGTTTGATCGGCGCGTTCAACAGCAAACGAACAAACTCCAGTGCATCTTCCGTCAGCTGCGGGTCGCGCAATCCACGAACAGTCCAATGCATACCAGACACAGACAAGTAAGTGCATGGTGGATGGGCAATCATCAAATCCCACCCATCATCAAGCACATCCCTGACATCGCCTTCGTAGTGATCACCTGGCGTCTGGCTGGTGCATGGAAGCAGGTCACACGACAGAGCGTAATGACCGCGCCTCAGAAAAGCATCACGCACCGTGCCAGAAAACTCGCAAGCAACTAAGACTCTCATGCCTCTAGCTTCTTCAGTTTCTTTTGCATGATCTGCACTTGCTTCATCAGCTGTGCATTCTCCGCTTGGAAC